CGCACCTCGATGTCATGCGGTGCCCAGTGATCGCCGTAGTTGTACGCCTTGTCTTTGACCACGCGAACGTAGTGATCCAAGCCAAAGCCGGACGCCTCATACGCATCAACAATGCGCACAGAGCCGCCTCTAGGCGCTTGGAAGAACACGATGGTGGTGCTATCCGCCACACCCAAGTCCCACGCGGTGTGCACTGGCGTTGCCGGGTCAATCGGCACATCGGTGATGCGCCCGTCCGACTCAGCGGCTTGCAGATCCTTCGCGTAATACGCGCCTTGTATCGCCGCCTCGAAACTGCACTCAAACTCCTGCGCGAACTGGTCGGCAGTCATTTGGCTGGCAGCGGCTTCCAGCTCTTCTTTAGGCAAAATCCCCGTTTCGCTGGCCCGCAGCATTAACCGGAACCAGTCCGGTTTGCCGTCTGCGTCTTGAAACTGCCGGTAGAAACTGTTGTGGCCTTTAGGCGTGCCAATAAAGACGGCGCTACCTTTTCGGTCTGCCAGCAATGGCCGTATCACTTCGCCCCATATCTGCGGAGCAAAGTCGGCGTATTCGTCCAGCACCACTTCGTCCAGATAAATGCCGCGCAACCTGACGTCTGCATTGTCAGCGCCATACAAGCGAATCCGCGAACCATTCGGAAAGTCGGCTCGCAGTTCAACCTCTGAAAACTGCACGCCAGGCACAACGCTTGCAAACTTCTTCAGGTAGCTCCACGCAACGTCTTTGGCTTGCCCAAAAAACGGCGCGATGTATGCGCCCCGCCAATCCGGCTTAGTTGTCGTCAGCGCGCTACGCAGCAGATCGTTGATGCACGCGACCGTCTTACCCGCGCGGCGATGGCAGACCATCACCGACCAACGCTGGGTGCGCTGGTGGAACGGCAGGAATGCCGTCCTTGGCGAGTAAGGAATTACGATGCGGGCTGATTCGCCCACGTGAACGTGATCGGTATGTCGCCGTTTTCGCCTGCGCCTTCCAGGGTGACGGCAGATAAATCAGGCAGCGACTTGCGCAAAAGAATCTCGATGGACTTCAATTGCTGCGGCGTCAGATCAACTTCGCCAAGTGCGCAATCGGTAAGCCGATTCACCAACTGACTGGCTCTGATCTTTTCCCGTATTTCGTCCTGGTGCCGGACGCGCAAACGTGCTGCCATTTCGGAGTTCCCTTGGGATTGTTCCGCAAAAAAGAAAACCGCCAGGGCGGCGGTTGAAAGTGGTGTCGGCCACTAAGGAGGAGGAGACAGATAGGAAAGTTCCGAAGACACCTTCCCGCGAGAATTACATCACGGCCAAGTCTGCAAAGTAACCGTGTGAAACCGTGGCATTACTTAGTTTCGTCGGTTTTGTCAGTGCGTCGGCCATACCAGTCATCAACAAACTTTCGTGGCCACGCAAGCCGGCCATTCGGTAGTTCGATGGGCTGGAAGTTGTGAAAGTGACCAGCCTTTGTACGGGCGTCGTGGATGGTTCTATGCGCCACGCCAATTGCATCAGCGAATTCATTGGTGCTTAGGTATTCGTCGCTCATTCAATGTTCCTTGCGTGCAGGCTAATCTTCAGGCGCTCCCTGGCGCGCTGATAAACGTCTTGTAAAGGCTCCCTGGCCCGGTACACACTGGCGATGAGAACGTGATGCACGGCGGTGCGCTCGAGGTGCGGCAGGCTGTCAATGGCCGCATCAACTGCCAGCGCTTGGCTGTTGTCCACGTTGTCGACCATGCTGTCGAAGTCGCTGCCAGCGCGAAACCGGATGCCCGCAGCGGTGGATGGGTAGCCCAACTCGTGCCGGTGGTCTGGCCTGCGCATCCAGTCCCGCCACAAGTCCAGCAACCAGGACAGTCGGTCGTCGGTCATCTGCGATCCTTCAGCAACTGCGCACGCAGCATCTCCAGGTGCTTGTCCTGCTCGGCCACTCTCGCCTCTAGTCGGTGGATGTGCGTGATGGCTTCCCGCATCGCTCGACGAACGGCTCTGTATTCCATTGGCAGCATCGGCAACAGGCTGCGCATCTTTTCGACGATCACGACAAGTCCACCAATCGCAGGCGGCCATCTGGATGCCAGCCGTGGACGACAATGCGCACGCCAGCCTCACGCACCAATGGCAGCAGGGGCGAATCGGTGATCTTGCGCACGCGGGCGGGCACGTTGCTTGCCGACGTAACCTGTACAGCCAAGACTTCGCCGCGACGGATGCACAGCAGATCGATGAAGTTCCACAGGTCAACCTTCCACACCTTCATCGCCCCTGGCTGGCCCACGCGCTTGGTCTGCTCGACCAGTTCAACGTGATAGCCCTCGGCCTGCAGATGCTTGGTGCTTCTTTGCGTTGGAGTCAGTGCCATTCCGGCTCCGTAGGCTTGAACTCCGCGCTCTGTCCCGTGTAGCGGTACAAAACGCCGGCACCGAATGGGTCGGTAATGGTTAGCTCGCAGGACACTGCGCCGATGGCTTCCGCATCCACAGCGCCTTGGGCCAGCAGCTCGAGCACCTTCTCAAGATCAGCGTTCACTCGCACAAACCGTAAGTTGATGAACAAGCAGGGCCGTCGTCTTGCACTCGAAAAAAATCGTACTGTCGGCGGCCCTTGCTGGTCTTTGACCACTCCACCATCGACAAAATGTTGCTGGCCTTTTCAGCCTCTTCGTTTGACATACCTTTGACGCCGGCGTTAAGCAATGTCGAGGTGTCTCGCTTACTGGCCGACTTAACAATGGACTCCCAGCGCTCTACCCGCGCGAGTTCATCAGGGAATCTGCGGCTGATCTCCAGCAATTCATCTTTCCTAACGTGAATGCACGGCATGCATCCAACTCTCCCCATGCCCTGCTCATACAGCGGGTTGTGATTGACGCCGTGCCTGCGGTGCATGTCGAAGCAGTCCTGTGCAGTCCATCGCAGGATCGGTCTGTAATTCCAAAGCCCGCCGCCGACATCTTCAAGCTCCGATAGGTTGGCCCTTGATGCGCTTTCATCAGCACGCACGCCTTGCCATGACCAAACCGTCTCCCCGCGCTCAAGGATTGGCATCTGGACTTGCTCAATGATTGGGTTGCGCTTGAGCTCCTCGGAGCAGAATCGCGCCTTGGTCGATGGGAACCTGCCCTTCCATAGGCACAAGTCTAGAAACGGATTGCCGGTTGGGTAAAGCGCCTGCAAAGCCTGCTCAACCTTCTTAGGTGGTACGCCTTTCTCCGGCCATTTCTCTCTGACGTACTCGCGTTTTCTTGCGATTTGCTCAGAGAAGTCGGCGCGCACCGTTCTGATCGGGAACACCTTGTCGTTCAGATACTGAACATATTCGTATGTTTGGGCGTGCTCATGCCCTGTGTCAGCAAACACCGCCTGCAGGTTTTCCGTCCCGCGCTCAATGGCAAGAAGAAGAAGCGCAGTGCTGTCTTTGCCGCCGCTCACACTAACGATGTTGTGCCTCAAACCGTCTGCCCTTGCAGATGGGCCGCGTAAGACTTACCGACCACACCGCCCCGTCGTTGATCCGCAGTGCTGACGGATGTGTACACACCCAAACGAATGGCGCGCGGTCGCTGAGAAACGCAGGGCGATGCTGGCGGGCGTGCACACACTGATGGCATGGCGGCTTATCGTCTTTCAGGGCCAGTCTGCGAGCCACATGCACCCAAGCAGCACAACAGCGCCAGCGACCGTGCCCAGGCCGCTATAGAGCCAGTCCAGAAACAGAGCGTCGATCATGCGTCACCCCCAAACGCGGGCTTGTTCAGCGCTTCCCGCGCAAACTGGATCGAGATGGGCGCAAGACTGCTGTCACCGGCTGCGTGGCGAGCCAGAATCCTGTGCGCCCAGGCGCGCGGGTCTTTTCTGTCGCTAACAGCAGCTTTCAGGGCGGCCGCTTTTTGGGCGCCGATCTCTATGTCTGCCTGCCGGCGATTCGGCACTGGCAACGCAGGGCGGTGAGCAGCAGGCGGGATCTGCTCGCGCGCAAAGGCCACAAACTCCGGCAGCGTCGGCGGCCATGTCCACGCCTGCTCCGGCAACCGATGGACGGCAGCGGCCACAGCGTCTGCAGGCAGTGCTGCCAACGCGCGGCCCCACACCTTTTTCACCATGTCCGGCTCCTGGCCGTCGAACATCGTGCCCAGGCGCTGGCGCCCGTAAACGGCGGCCATCACTTCGAAAATCCGCTCAACCCACGCGGCGGGCAGGGGCGGCTTCGATGTCGATGACGTTGTTGTCTCTGCGAGTTCCATGTGTCCGTCCTGTCAACAGATCAACCAGCAGCTCACGCTGCACGCGCTCGGGCTTAGCCGCCCGCACTTTCTTGAACCAGTTGTCAACAAACCTTGGCGCAGTGGCCGGTGCTGCTGGCCGTTTTGCTGCGTTCAACTCCAGCCATATCGACATGCGGGCAAACTCATCGTCCGCACTCGGGTACAACCGTCTGTAGCTCGCCCACACATCCGCAGGCATCAGGTATTCGCTTCCGTCCTTGCATCGCACTGTGATCACGCCTGCGCCTCTTTTCCGCGGTGTATCGCCCAAAGCCCCCCTACCCCCCACAGAACAAAGTGAGAGGTAAAGAGGTATCGCCGCCCTTTCGGGCACTCAGACTTTCCGGCGCCTGAGTACGCCCACCGGCCAGCATCAAGTGCTGACTACCGCTGTCGTGCGGGTAACGCTTGCCCTTTACTTCCGCGCAGCGAGGCAAGTGCGCCCTTGGTTAGCCCGGAGTGCCTACTTCTGAGTCTCGGGAACGGGGTTTGCCTGCAAACACTCGGGTTCGGCCTGCAAACGTCCGTCTGAAAGGTGTTCAAGCTGAAGCTGGCGAAGTGGTGGCGGGTATTCGCCCCAAGCGCTGATAGATGACTGG